ATGATAGTGGGTGGGTTGGAATAAAACTTACGTTTGCTATCAGTCAATGCAAAAAGTTTGGCGGCAGATTAGTTTCTGGTTTATTCACAGTTGCTAATCCAAACTCTCCTAAGTCTGTAGAGATTGGCAGAACTGAGTTGTCAGCTTTAGCTAGTGCTTGTGGTTTGACTACTCTTAAAAATACTGAGGAACTTAAAGGAATTGATTTTACTGCTATGGTAAAAATTAATGATAATAATTACCCAGAAATTGATAGTCAATATGGGAAGGGTTTTTCAGCTGCCGAGCAAGGCGAATCTATTCTTCCAAAAGAAGAAGTAGCTACGCCAAAGCCAGTAGAGGTTGATCCTTTAGACAGCGAAGAAATCCCTTTTTAGATGAAAAAAACTAGCTTGTGCAAGGTCTGTAACAGACCTGCACAGGGGTTTCTTTACAAACATAATGATGTTTATTATGGTAGTTGCTCAATGGAGCATTTAGAGAAAATAAAGGAGAGAATTGAAAAAGGAGAAAAATTAGCGAGAAAAACTTACACCAATAGTTTTGGTGTGCAATACGCTCGTAAGCAATCCAAAGAAAAATACTTAGAGATTGCGAAACAGACTGGTAGCTTTGAGCTACACAAATGGTCTAACGAACAAAGAGATTCTTTTTTCAATACAATAATTTTAAATTACTTGGATTTTGAATCCGAGCTAGGTAACGATAATGGATCTGACTAAATTTTATGAGAATGGTTTAGTATTAGACAAAGAATTACATTTTGGTAGTGGCAAAGATATTTCAGATGCCATTAACCAAATGAATGACGATGGTTTAGCAGTTAGCTTTATAGATACATCTGGAGAAGTTATCAGATGTATGGTCAAAGCAAGTGCGACTACAAGACCTGATAAGAGTAATGAAAAGTCTGGGTGGTATGTCTATAACGAGAATAACAATTACATCAATATTACTTATGGCAACTGGCGTACAGGCGAGCAAAAGAAATGGTCAAACACCGATATAAATAAACTTTCTTTACGAGAGCAAAACGAATTAAAAGCCATTGTCCAAGACAATATAGAAAGGCAGAAAAAAGAAAGAAAAATAAGGCAAGACGAAGTAGCTAAAGATTGCCAGGAAAGATTTAAAAGTGCCATAGATTGTGTGAATCACGATTACCTCACGAAGAAAAAAATTAAAAATTATGGGTTAAAAACAATAAGAGATTCTCTTGTTGTTCCTTTATATTCTACAAGCAATGTCAAGCCTGAGATTAGGTCGCTGCAATACATAGACAAGAAGGGCGAGAAAAGATTTGTCAGCGCAAGTGAAGTCAAAGGTAGTGTTCACATTGTTGGTTTCAGTTGGTCAGAGTGGCAAGACCTAGATCAAGTCTTAGTCGTTGAAGGTATAGCGACAGCATACTCAGTATTTGAAGCAACGAACTTACCAGTCGTTTGCGTATTTTCAGCGAACTTTGGTTTAACTGCTTTAACTAATCTTAGAAAGCTAACAAAAGCTAGACTCTATATTTTATTTGATAATGATTCAAACTCTATTGGTCAAAAGAAAGCAGAAGAAATTACGTCAGCCATTAATAATACAGTTGTCAGACTGCCTTCTATCGTTGGCGACTTTAACGACTTACATCAAGAGCAAGGTTTAGATGCAGTTAGAAATGAAATATTAGATCGTGGTTTGCCTTTAAAACAATTTAATATCAAGTTTCTCAAAGGCGAGATACCAAAAAGAGAATGGTTAGTAGAAAATTTTATCGAGCTTGGCAAACCAGGAATCATGGCAAGTATTGGTGGTATAGGAAAATCCATGTTGGCATTGGACTTGTGTTTAAAAGTTGCGCATGGTTCTGGTTCTTGGTTAGGCAATCCGATTGTAACTTCTGGGAGTGCAGTTTATTTAAGTGCGGAAGATGATGCTCAAGAATTGCATAGACGAGTCGATTCATTGGATAAAGAAGGCAAAAGGTTTGAAGGTCTTAACGAAGTTTATGCTTTGCCAATTCCTAGTATGAAAGAAAGATTAATTGTCTTAGGCGATACCAGTTCACAAGGTTTACATACAACAGCACAAGGAGATGAATTAATTACTGCCCTAGAAAGCATAGATAATTTAAAGTTGGTGGTCATAGATCCAGTACAAAGTTTCGTGAGTGCGAGTATCAGCAGTTCCAATGAAGCTGGGCAGATGTATGCAAGTTTTTGCGCTAGTATTTCCGCAAGACTTGGCGCAACAGTATTAAGTATTCATCACATGAGCAAAGCTGGTTTGGTATCTACTGAAGATAATATGACAGCAAGAGCGAGTATTCGTGGCGCAAGTTCGCTCGTAGATGCACACAGATTTGCATTAGCGTTGTATTTAAGTTCGGAAGAAGAAGCAGAGCGTTTGTGTTTACAAAATGGCGTAGAATTTGACAGAACCAGAGTCGTTAGAGCAAGTATGGTTAAGTCAAACAGCGAAATAGATTATTCGGTTAAGACTTTGTTTAGAAAAGACGTTGTGCTTGAGCCGATAGAAGATATAAAAGGGAGTATAAATTGGGATTAAAAGTTTTAAGTTTATTTGATGGCATGAGTTGTGGCCAGTTGGCTTTGCAAAGACTTGGTATTGAAGTTGATACTTATTATGCAAGTGAAATAGATAAGTATGCAATCCAGGTTACCCAAGCAAACTTTCCAGAAACAATACAAGTTGGCGATGTTTGTGAGTTAAAAGCAGAAGATTATCAAGACATAGATTTAATATTGGCTGGCTCACCTTGTCAGGGATTTAGTTTTGCAGGCAAACAATTAGCTTTTGATGATCCTCGTTCAGCTTTATTTTTTGAATTTATTAGATTGCTAAAAGAAATCAAGCCAAAGTATTTTCTTTTGGAAAATGTAAAAATGAAACAGCAATTTCAAGATGTAATTACTGAGCAAGTATCAGCTTGTTATCCAGACTTTGAAGGTGGCGATTTATTAGGTGGTCAAATAAAACCTATCTTAATCAATTCAGCTTTACTAAGCGCACAGAATAGACAAAGACTGTATTGGACAAACATACCTAATATTGAACAGCCAGAAGATAAAGGCATAGTATTAAGAGATATTTTAGAAGATGAAATAAATTCAGAGTTTTATTATAAAGAAAAATCAATATCTTACATGGAAAGAGGAAATGATAAATGGCAACAAGCTGGTAAAAGAAGGAAGTATGGATATGAACAAAATGCCGATAAAGAAAAATCATTTACCATCACAGAAAACTGGCATAAAGGAGTGCCTTATAATTATTTTAAAGAAACCAAACCTAAACAAGTCGGTCTAGCAAAAGAATATATATCAAAAAAATCAATAGAAAAATATGTTGAAAATAAAAACGCAGAATTTAATGATCCTTACAATAAAAAAACAATTAAAGGTAATAAATCAACAGCATTAAGAACAAACAGTAGTAATGGGAATATGTGGGTAAATGAAAAAGCAATAAAAAATCTACCTAAAGGATCTAGTGGTAAGTCTTGGTTTTTTGAACAACAAACTTATTTACCTAATTCTGAAAAGACAAGAGCTTTGAAGTCTGGTAGTGGTAGTGGCAATATCCCAAAAGTTGTATCTGGTGCTTGGCGAGGTAGATACAAAGAAGATGGTAAGACAGAGCAAAAGTTAGAGCTAAATCAAAGTGGTAAGTCTAATAGTTTAACGACTGTGCAAAAAGATAGCGTAGTGGTTAATGAGGAACTAAGTTGGCGTAAGCTAACGCCTTTGGAGTGTATGCGACTGCAAACAGTACCAGATGATTATCTAATGCCTGTTTCTAATACACAAAAATACAAACTTTTAGGCAACGGCATGACTGTTGATGTTATCGCTCACATTTTAAATAATATGAAACTATGAAAAAAGAAGAATACGATCCAAACGATTTATCCATAAAAAACGCTTATGCTACTCGTTGGATTTGGTATCACACGTTATTAGGTTTATTGCTGCTTATGAGCAACATACTTTTAATTTCTATTATGGTTATCCTGGCGGTTAAGTTATGAGTTTTGTTAGAAGAAGAAAGAAAAAGAATCGCAAGGCGGAGCAAGAATATAACGAAGCGTTGTGGAAAGCATATCCCAAGAAAAAGGAGAAAGATGAGCAAGATTGATCCAGAACATTATAAGTTTGGCGGTGTTGAATGTATTGATGCTATCAAAAGCAGTCTTAGTCCAGAACAATTTAGAGGGTATCTCAAAGCTAGTATTATTAAATATCTATGGCGGTATGAGAAAAAGAACGGCTTAGAGGACTTAGAGAAAGCAGATTGGTTTTTAAGAAAATTAAGATATGAGGTAGAGAATGAGTAAAGGCGACTGGCCAAGACCAGTAAATCAAAAGAAATTTGACGAAGAATTTGAGAGAATCTTTAAGAAAAAGAAGGAGAAAAGAAATGATAAAAATAATACAAGGTAATTGCTTAGATAAGTTAAAAGAATTACCAGATCAATCAATTAATACCTGTATTACAAGTCCGCCTTATTGGGGTTTGAGAGATTATGGCGAGGACAAACAACTTGGTATGGAAGATACGCCAGAAGAATTTGTTAATAACCTGGTAGAAGTATTCAGAGAAGTTAAACGAGTGTTGCGTGACGATGGCACAGTTTGGCTTAATTTAGGAGATAGTTTTTTATCAAATAAGCAATTAGGTTGTATTCCTTTTAAGGTTGCAATAGCTTTACAGCAAGATAATTGGATTTTGCGACAAGATATAATTTGGCAAAAACGGAATCCAATGCCAGAGAGTGTAAAAGATCGTTGCACCAAATCACACGAATACATATTTTTATTGAGTAAGAGTCCTAAGTATTATTTTGATAATGAAGCAATTAA